CTATAACATGGATGTATTTGATGGCAATATTCGTCTGATGGTTAATCCTATTGTAGACCAAGTGTTACTACACTTTATTTCTGCACAAATAACCTTTGTTGGTGATACTGCTAACGGTATAAACATCGCATTAGATGGATATACTGATTCAGTACTGGATACTGAAAATGGATTTGAAATTACCACTGAGGCAGGTTAATATGAGAGCTAAAGAATTTATAATAGAACAAAAGCTACAGGATGTGCATGATGCACTAGACATAGCAGATAAGTCACTGCCCAATACTTATATTATACCGTCATTACTAAATAATGACTTTTATGAGTTGTATAGATTTGGTGTAGCAATTGCAGCCGTAAGAGGTGAGAGTGGGATTAAAGATGGAGTCCAAGACGGCAATGAACCCGAGTTTAAAGCATCTAGTAGTTGGGGCGAACATCAAATTGTTAGTTCAATGGATCCTAATGTAGGTGAATTAATTGATAAAGCATTGGCTAAGATAGGTAAGTCTGGTAAAAAATCAGTCAGTACCCCTAGTAGTGATGAGATGGATGATACACTAACACAATCACCTGTAAGAGCATTTAAAGGATATAAAAGATAATGAGAGCAAATGAATTTATATCCGAAGCTAAGATGGGTAAAATATCTAAACAGCAACAACAATCCACCCGCGGTTTAAATATTTTTTCAAAGAAAATAGACAGCTATGATAGACAATATGATTTAAATCGGTTAATGATGGCCGTAGCAAGTAGTGATGGAATAAATCCAATCAATATGCCTGCAGAAAGTTGGGTAGGTAAACACAACACGGCACATCCTTATACTAAAGAAGAACAAGATATGCTTAAGTTAGCATATAAAGCTGCCGGTTTAGAATATATAGATGTAAATAATGGAGATATGGATAGCGAAGAACTATCCGATACAAATGCTCAAAGCATAGTTAAACCTTTCAAGGGTTACAAAAGAAAATAATTTCACTATCATTTTTGAGAATAAGTAATTGTATAAAATTACAGGAATCTCAATGATTGACATTAACAACACCCTCGACTTAATTAAGTTAAAGTTCTACAACGAATGGTTGTACACGGCTCATATCTATGATGAGGGCAACAGTCCAATGCATGAAAATCTAACTAAACAGGTTATTACAAAATACATAGATCCGCTAAATTTACCCAAAGATGCTAAAATTTTAGATTTAGGTTGCGGCCCTGGTTATTTCTTAGATGGAATGAAAGAGCGTGAATACACAAATGTTACCGGAGTTACATTAAGTCCTGGTGATATTAAGATTTGTGAAGATAAGGGTCACAAAATTGCAAAATATGATTTGAGTTTTATCCCACAAAAAGACGGATACTTTGATGAAAGTGTTGACTTCATTTTCTTACGTCATGCATTAGAACATAGTCCATATCCAATCTTTAGTTTGATGGAATACAATCGTCTATTGAAGCAAGGCGGCAAACTTTACATTGAAGTTCCTGCTCCCGATTGCGACCGTAAACATGAATGGAATCTAAATCACTATAGCATTTTAGGACAAAATCAATTGGCAGCATTGATAACACGATGTGGCTTTAATATTGATGTGTTCGATAACCTAGAATTTGATATTCAGGGAAAGAATGAGCAAGGTGAGGACTATGTAGCAAAAGAGAAGTTCTACTGTATTATAGTCACTAAAGCTAGACCACTAGATATCAAGTAAAAACGATAAATACTCACTACAAGTGAGTATTTTTTTATGGCCTATCCAGAACCAACAGAAGTTTCCCCGTGGTATTTACGTAATATCACACAAGCATTAGCACTAGATGAAGCATCGGGTAATGTCTACGTCCGTACTGGCTTCACTGGTAACATCGTTATTGAGGGCAATGTTAACATACCGGGTAACATTGACGCACATATTTCAGAAATAGGAACATCGGGAAACTTAACAGTTCCTTGGATGCCTGTCAGTATTGACGGCAATAGTGCTGTCACAATTACTAGCGGTAACATTACAGTTGCTCAGGGTACAAGTCCTTGGGTAGTATCAGGTAATGTAAATGCCAATGTATCTGGTAACGTAGGTGTTACAGGTAATGTTAACATTGGCACGATGCCAAATGTCAATGCCGCAGTAACTGGTACAGTAGCAGTAAGTAGTGTCACTGGAAACATTGCTGGTATTACAGCAAATGTTAATATTGGTACTATGCCAGCAATTACAGGTAATGTTAATATTGGAACAATGCCAAATGTTAACGCAAATATCACCGGTGGTAATGTCACTGTACAGCAAGGTACTAATCCTTGGGTCGTATCAGGAAACGTCAATGCTACAATAACAGGTGGCAACGCAAATGTAGCAATTACTGGAACTAACCTAGATGCATTTGGACGTTTAAGAGTAAGTGAACCCTACACATTATTTGACAGTCAAAATCGTTACATTGACGGTGACCAATTTAGTAGTATCACTGCTACGGGTGGAAATGTAGTTTATGTTCAAAACGAAAGTTCATTTAATTTAAATGTTTCTTCCACTAGTGGTAGCAGTGTAATTAACCAATCTAAGACTGTCCAAGCATATCAGCCAGGCAAAAGTTTATTAGTAATGAACACATTTGCAATGGCTACTCTTAAAGCGAACCTAAGACAACGAGTTGGTTATTTTACAACTGACAACGGTGTGTATTTTGAAGCAGTAGGTACTACACTTAATCTTGTTATTCGTAGTAGCACAACGGGAGTAGTAGTTGAAGAACGAATACCTCAAGCTAATTGGAATGGAAATACATTATTGTCAGGTATTGTATTAGATCCAACATTGACACAAATATTTTGGTGTGACATTGAATGGTTGGGCGTAGGTAATGTTCGTGCAGGTTTCGTAATTAACGGGCAATTTATCGTGTGTCATACATTCCAACACGCTAATCAGCCTGGTAATACAACTGTTTATATGACCACCGCGTCATTAAACCCACGATATGAAATAACAAATACTGGCGCAACCAGTGGCAATAGCACAATGAAACAAATTTGTAGCACTGTTATCAGTGAAGGTGGCTATACGCCAAGCACTAAAATTGGATATGTTACTAACAATACAGTTCCTACAAGAGTAGGTTCAGCAAATACAGTAATCTCATTATGTTCAATAAGATTAAATCCTGCATATCCGGACGCGGTTGTGGTTCCTGCTCAACTTGATTTATTATTACTTGATGTTCGTTATGGTCAGTTTCAGTTAATTGAAAACGCAACTATTGCAAATGCCTCATTTAGTAATGTAGCAGGGTCAGTAGTTCAAAGTGCTATACATACTGATACTATAACAAATGGTACAGTTGTTTATGCAGGATTAACTAGTAGTCGTGATGAAGTAGAAATTGGCGAAGATGTTAAGAAACGAATTCAATTATGGAGATATGCTAATGGAGCACCCAGCACACTAACACTTGCCGTAGCGTACACATCTACCAATGCAGATTTGTTGTGGAAAATGGGCTGGGAAGAACTTACTAACTAAGTTTTTGGTACATAAATACTCACTATGAGTAACGCACCTTCACTAGTAAAGAATCCGTATACTAAAACAGTTTTCAAAACTGATAAAGAACTACAGGATTTTATCAAATGTTGTGATCCAAATACGGGTTATCTATACTTCATGGATAACTTCTTTATGATACAACACCCCACAAAGGGTAGTATGGTTTATCATCCTTGGCCATATCAAAAACGATTAATTGAAACATATCACAAATATCGTTATTCAATTAGTTTGATGCCTCGACAATCAGGTAAATCAACTTCAGCCGCAGGATATTTGTTATGGTATGCTATGTTTGTCCCCGACTCTACTATCCTAGTTGCGGCACACAAGTACACAGGTGCACAAGAAATTATGCAGCGTATTCGCTATGCATATGAAAACTGTCCTGACTATATCAAAGCAGGTGTTACAACATACAACAAAGGATCATTAGACTTTGAGAATGGTAGTCGTATTGTATCAGCGACTACTACTGAAAATACAGGTCGTGGTATGTCTATTACGCTATTATACTTGGACGAGTTTGCGTTCGTTAGACCTAGCATTGCTAAAGAATTCTGGACAGCGATTACTCCTACATTGTCAACTGGTGGTAAAGCAATTATCACTAGCACACCAAATAGTGACGAGGATCAATTTGCTTATATCTGGAAAGGTGCTAACAAAACTGAAGATGAGTTTGGTAACACAACTGAACTAGGTGTAAATGGTTTCCGTTCATATCGTGCTTATTGGAATGAGCAGCCAGGACGAGATCAAAAGTGGGCTGATGAAATGAAAGCACAGCTTGGTGAGGATCGTTTCAACCGAGAAATTGGTTGCGAGTTCATTATTGCTGATGAGACATTAATTAATCCAAACACACTAATTGCTATGGAAGGTATAGAACCTGTCAGCAGAATAGGACAAGTTCGTTGGTATGACACTCCTAAGAAGGGTAACTTATATTGTGTAGGTTTAGATCCAAGTCTTGGTACAGGTGGTGACCCAGCCGCTATTCAAATCTTTGAAGCAAATACAACTAAACAGATAGGTGAGTGGAAGCATAATAAAACCGACATTCCAAGTCAAATCAAATTGTTATCTCAGATTAACAAATACATAGCAGAATGTACCGGAGAACCTAACAACATCTATTACAGTATTG